AGCGGAGTGGTAGTTCAGCTGGTTAGAATACCTGCCTGTCACGCAGGGGGTCGCGGGTTCGAGTCCCGTCCATTCCGCCAATTATTCATATCATAATTTATCTATACCAATAGGGGCGTAGTTCAATTGGTAGAGCACCGGTCTCCAAAACCGGGTGTTGGGAGTTCGAGCCTCTCCGCCCCTGCCATAAAAAACCTTTCATTTTCAATAATTTACTACATTGTAAAAATTTTCTTGTGAGAAATCATCGTCTTCGTGTGGCGTAAATGTGACATTATTCGCAAACTCTATCATGTGATCTGCATTTAAATGTGCATATTTCTTTACCATTTCTAATGTTTCCCAACCGCCCATTTCTTTTAACGTATAAAGCGGTGTACCTGCTTGAACATGCCAACTTGCCCAAGTATGGCGTAAATCATGAAAGCGGAAGTTATGAATATTGCTTTTTTCTAATGCTTGATGGAAATCATGCCAATCAATACGCCCAATTTGTTTATCAGTACCACGATGAAAAACAAATTCACTGCGGCGAGTTTGGTATAATTTTTGCAATAAATCCAAAGCAGTGTTATTCAACGGTAATGCTCTTGCTTTACCTGATTTTGCTACATCATTTGAAACAATTGCGATACTACGTTCAAAATCTACTTTATCCCATGTCATTGATAAAATCTCTGTCATACGTGCTCCAGTGAATAAAGCAAAAGAACAAACATTTTTCATCCACGCTAAATTCAAATTTGAAATCAGTGTTGTGGCTTGCTCTTTTGTAATCCAACGCACGCGGACTTTTGGCTCAACGAATTTTTTCACATAAGGGATTCTATCAATCCAACCATTTTTATAAGCCAGTGAAAGCACCCGCAAAATGGACGTGCGATAGCGGTTTTTTGTCGAAGGCGACAATGGTTTTTTATGAGTGGTTGAGTATGTCGGCAAATTAGTCATAATATCTTCGCCTGTAATATCACTCAATTTCCAACCGCCAAAAACAGAACGCCAATAAATGGCGTGTCTGCGGTTAGTATCAAAATCTTTTTTCAACTTGGCATCTTCCACAAATAACAACAAGGCTTCTTCAAACAGTTTAGGCGGTTTCTTATTAAGGTGCGCCATATCCCATAATTCTGCCTTGATCTTATCGTGTAATTCTTGTGCCTTTTTCTTTACTTCAGTCCCAGTGCTTCGTCTAATTCGTTCGCCACTCGGTGTTGTAATATCGAGCCAATATGTACTTCCTCTCTTGTAGATTGACATTTATTCTTTCCTCCATTTTTTATATCAGTCAATCCAACCAATCGGATGACATTATTTTTTCTTTTTCTACAACGGTCAAGATCTTCCCTAAAAACTCGCCACGCTTTCGAACCTTCCATTTGAAAAAAGCCCCATTTAAAACGGTGAGCGAAAACAGTGCTGTAACTTAAATTAAGGAGGTCTGCTACCTCCTTTATCGTTAACGTGCGCTCGGATTTTGTTGTGTTTTCCTCCGTAATCACAAATCCCCCTCTTTCACAAACACACCATCAATCATACGTCCTTTGCGGTCTTTGATTTCATCCCAAGCGGCTTGCACACAATCTGTTAGCATTAAATTATATTTTCTGCTAATTAATTTAAGTGATAAGCAAGGACACCCGAATATAGCATCAACTTTTGTCGGCATTTCTAGGTTTTGCCCCATTAATTCACTTGCGAGCATACCAAGGCTAACGACTGTTTCTGCGATAATTTCTTCAACGTCTAATTTAAAAACAGGTTGAAATGAATCTAGATTACTAATTGTTTCTAAGACGCTATCAATATGATTTTGCTTAGCCAAAATCACCATCACCACAAAACAATCCCCAATGCTATCCTTAATTACATCAGGTTTATTTTTTGCTATGCCACTGCATAGCTCACCAAATTCTTCCATTAATTTAATGAATTGTTTTTGTGGGGTAGAACCCTCAATCAAATTGCGATCTTCTGCCCATTGTTCAATGTTTTTTATAAGATGTTGTAACTTTGCCATTTTTCTTTCCTTTTCAATCTCTACCTTTAATCACATTAGGTACTTCCACAATTAGGATTCGATCCGGTGGGATTTTTAAATATTTTCTGTAATGGTCTGCGATTTCTTCTGCTTCACTATAAGTCACGGTTTTTCGGCTTTCCCTCCCAACTAGCCATTCTCTAGCAAATTCACACTCCAGTACCACATATCGCTTACCATCAATTAACTGAATATTGGTCATGGTATTCTCCTTAATCCTGCGGAACATTTTCAATCTTTAGCCATTTAGGTTCATTTCTATTAGTACCAACAGTGTTTAACCATCTACGCCATAATGTCCCGTCATTGCACAGCGAAAAAATTGTTTCTGATAGTTGTAAATCATCGCAGTCTTTGTCATAAGCCATAGATTCAGACACAGCAATTTGAATAATTTTTCTCATTTTTAACCTCTTTTTTGATTAATTAACCCTAAAATCCCCCAAGCTCTCACCCCAACCAAAGGCTTGAGCCAACGGAATTTTTTCTTCTTTAATGAAAACTTCATCGTTTTCACAACAAATCCACCGATAGTCATTAAGCCGTAACCATCCATGGCGCATTAAAAGGTCAATTTGTGACGGTTTTAATGGTGAACCAATAGGCGACATCAATAAATTAACTTGCTGTTCAATTTTTGAACGGTTACAGTTATTGACACAAGTCCAAGCGGCGCGATGCGCCTTGTTTGTTTCGGTGGTCTCCGAATTAAGTGCGGTGGAACCCAACGCACTTTTCGCTGATTTAATCACCCAGTTTTTTAATTTGGTGATGATTTTCTTTTCTGTGAATCTGTTTTTTACCCCCACAATTTTCTTACGAATCTCACCGTATTTATTCGGTTCGCATTCTTCATACTCAATACAAATCGGCTGATAACAACGTTTTGTCATTGCGCCACCTTGCACTTTTAAATAACTACCAAAGCAACTCACATCAGCCACCGTACGACCAATATCCAATACTTCATCGTCCGCAACGGCAGCCATGGCATCATCAATTTTGCGAAGTTCACGCCAAGTCGAAATTGACGGTGTGCCATAAAATTGGAATTGACGAATGCCCCAAAGATTTGCCCACGCACTCACACGTTGCACGTTTTCAAGTAATGTCAGATTTTCTACTTCATCGGACATTTCTTTGCCTTGCTTACCTGCATAGATATTCTTCGCGATGTATTTCGCCACATAGCCAATGGCAGAACCTTTGGTTGGATCAATTTCTTCTACTTTGAAACGGTATTTTTTCGCACCGAATTCATCGCCATCTAATTCCAACGCTTTCTTGCGGAATAGATGAATAACGTCATCTTTATGTTCAGGTTTTACATACATCAGCAAGTGCCAATGCGGTGTGCCATCGTGATGCGGTTCAACACCACGAAAGCCAAAAAAACCGATTCCACGTTTGGCAAACTGTGCACGCAACTGCGCCCACACTTTATTTAAGTAACGTTGCGTATCACGAGGGCTTGCGCCTTGCCATTTTTTATTGTTTTTGCCTGTTTCATGCGTCGCGTGAAAAGAGGATGGCGCAGTCAGCGTAAGAAAGAGTGACACAAACGAATTTTCTATCGCCCATTCATCAATACCACGCAAGCGGTTCATGGTTTCCTGGAAACGGATAGCAGGATTTGCCACCGATTTTTTCCACATTTCAATCAACGGCATTTGTTCGGTGCTATCGTCTAGATTTTCCAACAGCATTTGTTGCAGATATTCGAGGTTATCTGCACGTTGCGCACGGTAGTCATTAAATGCACTTTGCGACACATAAGGGCTCACTTTTGCCGATACTGCACCACAGCCAATCTCCACATGTTCTTTCAATCGTTTTTGTGCCGTAGTAAGTTGGCGTTTCCAATGTTTTGGGCAAACTGATTTATTTAGATCAACCTCAATGTCATTCACATCTAAGAAACGGTTATCTTGATAAGCGAACCAGTGTTTTAACGGAAAACCAATATCTGCGCACACTTCGCCCACTAAGCGATAAAGGTCACGAGAAAGTGCGGTGAAATCATCAAGAGATATTTCCCCACGCTCTTTCCGCTCCGCTTGTTCATTGACAAAATCAGACTGTAATTTCGTAAACAACATTGCTAATTTGTCTGCCATTTCTTTTAGCTGACGTTCACTTAACAAATAAAACGGAAAGTTAGCCGCTTTTTTGCCTTTTGAGAGGGCGACCACTTGTGAATGTGTATCACGATCAATCAACCAATCAAGGCTAACCTGATAATGTTGAAAAACGGCTTTCAGGCGATTAGTGAGAATTTCGCGCAAATAGATATTCGCATACGCCGCCTGTTTATTGCCGAATTTAAACCCAATAGAGCCATCATCTTTCACGCCATTGAACGCACGCAACCAAACATGGCGAAAATGCTCTCGTTGGCGTTTGCGAGGGAGCGCAGAAAGCAGTTTTTCAACATAATCGAACTGGTGCGGCGCAACAGAAAATAATTCCATTTGTGCCGATGTCGCTTGAGCAGTATCGAAAGTGCGGTCAAAATTCACCGCACTTTGCATCATCACCGCACGTGCATCTGCCATTGCTTGCTCACGTTTGGCAAGATTGGCATTACACTCAAGTTCCCAGTTCATCATCAAGAATCCTTACATTGCCGTATTGGCTAAATATTCACTGTGATATTCAAAATATTCTTTGATTTTGTTGTTGGTCGAACTCACTGCACTGAGTAATTCTTCCAAACTCAACATTTCATATTGAGCTAAGTCATAACGGCGTACTTCTTCAATCGCGCCCCAAATTGTGTTGTGTAAATTGCCCACCGTTCTTGTTTTTTGTTTGCCATACCAACTATCTTGATCGCCCATCACTTCAACCACTTGAAAGCGGGTGCCGATGGGTAAAATTTCTAGCGTTGCACCACAATCTAGAGCGATACAAATATTGTTTTCCATTATTCTTTTTCTCCTTTACCAACGGCTATCTAGCACGTCTGTAATAAACTCAATTAATCCCATTACCGTCACAGCCACGCCAAGAACGGCAAACAGCACCACGAAAAACATCACTAAACAACTTGTCATTTTCTTTTCTCTCTCCAGTCTGCCCATTCGGCGTGTTTTTTCATTAATTCTCGTTTCGCTTGAATTGCAATGTCGCCCAAACGGATATATTCACTAAATGCCGTATTCGCTGATTGTTCATCGCCCTTATCTAAGTGGTAGAAATAAGCGAACAATTGTTCTTGCGCATTATCTAGCTTGTGATAAACATCTTTTGCACAAAAAGACAAAGCACCACGGCTTAAAATTATTGCTGCCATTTGTTATTCCCCTATCGTTTTATCAATTTGAGTAAATTCCCGCTCTGTTACGCCTTGTGAAAACATTCCCGAAAGTAACCGCACTTTACGTAGTGCACGGGCTATTTTGCGTTGTCCTTGTTCTGTGTAGTGATGGAGCTTAGTGCCTGTTAAATGCCCTGCACGTAAATCTGAAAAATCTAAATCGGCTAATTCCAACAGCATTTCTCGAAAGCCTTGTTGTAAACCGTCAAACTCTCGTTCTACACGGAATTGGCTTTTACTTAACGAGTGCAGCACATCATCAAAACTTCGGATTTCAGGCACCTTTACTTGATTTACACGGCACCATTTTTCAGCGGCAGATTCCGTTTCATCGTCAAAGCAATAAGGCATTAACGCCATCACTCACCCCCATTCATTTATTTACGGAACCACCGTGCAAAGCGTTGGAAAATACTTTGTTCACGTGCCCACTGTTCTTCTTCAAGTAACGCAATGCGATCACTGAGTGATTCATTCAGCAATACTTGCTGTGCATTGAGGTTTGCTTGATGAGAAATCGCTCGTTGCAACAGTTGAATGTTGCGAGCCTGTTCTTGCACGGTTTTGTTTAACTGCCACACATTCACACGGTTATGGCGTTTTTTACCGTTGTCATACACATAATTACTGCTTGCCATTTGCTCAAACTCCTAAATTTTGGTTGCAAAAATCCTGTCGAATGAATTTCTTCAAACGACCATGTTTAAATTACGGTTGGAAAATTAAGAACTAATCCGTAGGGATTTCGATTTGCCGTTCGTCTATTGCAGGTAGCTTACCTTGCTTACGCATTTGACGTTCTTTTGCCCACTGTTCGGCTGTTTTGAAATTCTGAATTAATGCCGGTGTAAATGTACCGATACTAATATTGCGAATTTCTGTCCAGAGTTCGAAATGAACTCGACCACAGCTTTTGCAATAGCATTCAGAAACAATGGTATTTTCTGCCTTTCTAGAGGTTCTCGTCCCAATCTGATCGCTACCACATCCTGGACATAATGCATCGACTTTTGCTGCCATATCACACACCTTCTTCTGTCCTATACTCTCCACATTCCCCAATATGGATTGCACGGTTATTAAAATTAAAAGATAATCAACACTATAAAGCACGACACCATTGAAAATAACGCCACGAGGTATGCCATGCTGACTCGATTTTTACGATTTCTCATATTTATCCTTAACTGGTCTATTGTTGCTGGAATTGTTTGGCTTAATTTCATCTTACTAAGTAACAATCCCACTCTTACCTTGCTTGATTACACCTTTAACCCACGCCAACTGTGTTTTTTAAATGCGTTGTTAATGGGTTTATTCACTTACAAAGAACGCCACTGCATAAAACAAGAAATCATTCGTTTCGTTCATTGGTTTAAAAGTCTTTAATTCCCTTCAAACACCTGTTTCAAACTTTCGTAAATTGTTGGCCAATCTACATCGGGTCTTAGTTCGGTTGGGTTTACTTCAAATTTTGTGGCTTGGATGATGAATGGGATGTATTTCACATCCATCTTTGAGCCATTTAGCCAAAGATTTACAGCTTGCTGTGAAACTTTGCACATACTTGCCAATTTAACTTGTGTTCCGCAAATAAAAATAGCTTTTTCAATAGAATTATTCATTATTAATAACAAGTAAACTTACCTTTTGCATAAATAATACTATTTTACTTGTTTAAATTCAACAAGTTTTTTTACCTTGAATTCTACAAGTTTAATTGTAGAATTGAAGATAACTTAATCTAAGTAGGGGATGGTATGAAATTTGATACGCTAGCAGAAAGACTCAGATATATGATGGATTTTAATGCATTATCTCAACAGTCATTAGCTGATAAAGTCGGAGTTTCTCAACAAGCAATAGGGCAAATTCTGAAAGGAGAGATCAGTAACCCTAAAAAAATACTTGAAATATCAACCGCACTTGGTGTTAATCCGCATTGGTTAAAAACTGGGCGTGGACCAATTGAACCAACTGCACAAGGAACATCTATTCAGTCTTTAGTAAGTACAGACAGCGACGAACATCATCGTTTTCGTGTTGATTATCTTGATGTGCAAGCGGCAGCGGGTCATTCAGGGATTGAAAATGCAGACTATCCTGAAGTGATTCAGTCCATTTATTTTTCCAAGGAAGGATTATTAGAAATCGTGGGTAAAAGTACCAATGATGGTATCAGCCTTATTAATGTGCCGACTGATAGTATGGTGCCAACCATCAATAAAGGCGACATTGTTTTTGTTGATACCAAAGTCAATTATTACACTGGCGAGGGCGTGTATTTCTTTTTGCTCAACGGCGGTGCTTACATTAAACGTTTGATGAAATTACCCACTGGGGTTTACCGAGCTATATCCGATAACAGTGTTTATCCTGATTTTGATATATCAGACGAGTTATTTGATACCGCTGTAATTATCGGTAAATTTATTAAAGTGCTACCGATTAATCCGAAGGATTTATAGGGGGAGGGAATATGCGGCATTTTGTCTATATGAATTGGCACAAGGAAGTGAATGCCTATTCTTTGGAAAACTATAAAGAAAATGAAGATTATTTCATAGGTTATGTGTCTCAAAAAAAACGAGTTATTACTTTTCGCAAAGATAGAATTATTAAAGAATTTGTAAATTTTGATGATGCTCAACATTATGCTGAAAATTTGCCTGAAGAAATCTTTACTCAATTCGATCAGAAACTCAATGCTATTAAGCGTATCCCATCTAAACCTATTCAACATCCTCTCACTTTTTGTTTTACTGGTTTTAGCAAAGCTCAGAAACAAGCATTAATAGATTTAACGATACAAGTTGGCTTGCGTGCAATTCAGGATGTTACATCAAAATGTGATTATCTTGTGATGTGCGAGAACTCTAAAACAATCGGCCCATCAAAACGCGCAAAAGCTGAATCGCTAGGCGTGAAATTAATTTTTGAGAACCAATTTTTTCATTTGATTGAAACTGGGGAGATACCGCAATGAAAAAATTGCTCTTAATTCTAACCGCACTTTCCCTTGCTGTATCACCTGCAGTATTTGCTAAGGCGCACAAAAAATCAAATTCTGAATCAGAACAGCAATTTAGTTGTAATGATGGAAAGCGAGTATGTGGAGATATGGAAAGTTGCGATGATGCAATGTTTCATCTTAAACAATGTGGTATGAAAAAGCTTGATCGCGATCGTGATGGCGTGCCTTGTGAGAGTATTTGTGGATAGGGTTTAAAGCGGTCAATCGACTGCTTTATTTTTTCTCCTTTTTCACTTCCACTTCATCTTCTTCCACTTTCAGTTCACATTCAATGTGGCTGGTAAAACCACCGTCTGAAAGATTGTGTGTTACTTTGGTGATTAGCCAGTTGGTTGCGTCAATTTCGGCTTTAAAGCCTGAAAGCTCAATGGGTGTTTCGGGGATTAAATCAGGTTCGCCAAAGGCAAGATTTAGGCTAAATGTTGCCACGCCTCGTTTGAGTTTATCAAAGGCGGATTTTGCGGCATTGATGGCGGTTCTTTCGCTTGCATAAGTGTGGCGGAGTGATTTTATTTGCGCATTATCACTGGTGATAGGCTCTTGTTGCTCAATAGTGTTGTATTTGCGTTTGCTTAATCGTCTGCCTTTCACTGTGCCGTTTTTCAGCGTTCTCCCTTTCGTCATACGCTGTTTTTTTACAATCTTGGTGTTTTCATCCACCGTAATTTCGCCACGTTTGCCTGTGTCCGTATCGTGCCAATACGCCCGCACGGCTTTATAGTTTTCACTTTCGGCAATGGAGAAAGTGTAGCTGTCACCACTTTTGCGAGTGATTTTTCGTAGTGGAATCGGCTTGCCTGAGGCTGTTTTGCCTTGTCCTAGTGGCATAAATAATAGCGTGCCATTTTTAACGGTGCACATCGCCCCGTGTTCTTCTGCCAGTCGGCTTAATAGATTAATGTCGCTTTCGTTGGTTTGGTCAATGTGTGAGATAAACGTATTTGCTAGTTTTTTCTCACACTGGCTTTTGAGTTGGTTTTCTTTGGCGATAGTATCAATAATTTCGCCCAACGTTTTTTTATCAAATGACCGCTCTTTTTGTTCGGAAAATGAGCCTTTTAAATCTGCAGCTCTTGCCCGAATGGTGAGCTTATCAGCAGAAGAGCCCCCGCCTGAAAACTGTACTTCATCGACAGAATATTGCCCTTTGTCAATTAGCGGCTTGCCTTTCCAACCAAGTGCAAGGCTGATTGTAGCATTGCGTGGCGGTAAGGCGAGTTTGCCGTCATGATCGGATAATTCTAAGTCGAGTGTGTCCGCTTCCAATCCGCGATTATCGGTCAAAGACAGGTTGACGAATCGGCTTGATACCACTTGTGTGATGTCTTGCTGTTTTTTGTCTTTCGTGGTGATCTGCACTTTAAAAGCGGGCGTGCGGTGATTGTCGTTAAGATTTAAATCAAACATTAAAGGCTACTCATTAAACTCTCTGCAATGGCGATTAACATTGGGTCATCAGTGCGTTTTAGGCTCATGCTGAAATCAATCGCACGAGGTGCACCATCGCCAAAAAATTCTGTTCGGGTTTCTTGCACGCTTTCGATTACAAAAAAACCGATAATTTCAAAGGTTGCTCCATCAATTAGCGGAAATGCACCGCCACTGTCTGCCATTAATTCCAGGGCTTTAATAGAAAGCCTACCGCCAGTGATTTCTGGGATTAATCTACCACTAATTGTCACGGTTTCGCTTTCTTTACCGGTAAATTGTGTTTTTGGCATTGCCCCGACAATGGCATTGGTTGGATGCCGCCAATTTGATGTGCGGTCTAAACTTTGAAAAGGTATGGTTTGCCGAGTGAACACAAACATGCCCAATGTGGCAAGTGCGAAATTTTGGAACATAAATAATCCTAAAGAAAAGTGCGGTCAAAAAATCTCGTGATTTCTGACCGCACTTGATGAATTAGCGAAAGAGAAATGCAATGCCGAAAATCACAAGCAACCAAAAGGTGATGGAAAGAATAAAGATTCCACGCCATACAATATGCCGTGGCATATTTAATAAATAATCAATCAGTTTCTGTTTCATTTCGTTCTCTTGCTTTTTCTCGCCATTGCATTAATTCGGAAAATGTCATTTGCTCAAAGGCTTGTGGTTGCCAGTGGAAGATGATGGCAATGTCTGCCATGGCATCTTCCACTGTGGCGGCAATCATTACTCGGTCGCTTCGGTTTCCACTTCCGAGTTCTTCCCTAAAAAACCGACAGCCGCCGCAGCAAGCTCGGTAAAATCAGCAACTTCCATTGTGACAAAATCAGATTTATGCAAAACAGGGGTAGTCACACGTACAAGTAAAACTTGTAATGCGTCCACATCCATTTGCAACACATCAAACATTTTTAAACCTTTTAATGCGGGCACAGTCGGTTTATTGACGGTGATTTCCGTGATTTGGTTTTCGCCACGAGTAATAGGGTTGGTTAAGCTAATGATTTTGGTGTTTTCTGTTTTCATTTTATGTTTCCTTTAAAATCCCTCTTTTTTGTAAAGCGGGGGAAATTTAATAAAAGCCCCTTTCGGGGCAAGGTGTGTGTGAATTAAATGCCGATTGCTGCGCGATGCTCTGCGAGACGATCAACCCCACCGACAATGAAAACGGAATTGATTAAGTCAATTTCCACGAGGTCTTTGCCGTTTTCGATGATTTTGTAGTAGGTTAATGGCACGGTGTAGCTTTGTTCGGTGTCATCGCCTGATTTACTGGTGCCGTTGTCAATCTCACCGAAACGACCGCGCATGACCAGTTCGATTGAAACCACTTCTTCGGTGTCGTCTTGTTGATAGGCTCCCGCAAAACGTAATGCTGTGCCGTCAATTTTTCCGCCAAATTCTTTGATAAGTTCGGTCATATAACCGCCCATCTTGAATTGTGCTTCCAAGCCTTCTACACCTAAATTCACTTTTACTGGACCAAACATGCCGCCTGCACGGTATTCTTCCAGTTTCAAGGCTAATTTAGGTTGGGTGATTTCGGTGACTTGGCCACGGTAAGAATTACCGTCAGCCAAAAAATTCATTAATTTGAGTTTACGAGGTAATGCCATTTTTTACGCTCCTACTTTTGCAATGTTTGCGGCAAATTCCACAAGGTATTCATCGCTGATGTATTGGTTGAAACCAAGTTGTTCTAACGGTGGAACAGGGCAGTAATCATAAGACACAAGCAATTTTGCATCTTTTAAGGTTGCGGCAGTATTAAGGTTGGCATTGATAAATGCTTTACCGCCGATTAAATAACCTTGCGCCACATATTCACGCCATTTTGCGTTGATTGCTTCCACGATTTCTTTCACAAGATTCACGGAGATGTCTTTATCCATCGCCCAGTCAAAGGATTGTGCAATGGTGTCTTTCAAGACTTGTGCCGTGCGAGTGTAGTTTTCGTAGATAAATAATTTATCTGCCGAACGAGTGCGTAATCCCCAGAACTTAAAGCCATTGTGGTTTACACAACAAGTAATGCCCTGTTCGTTGAGATAGTTCACGTCGGTTGCACTGTCGTTAATATCGAAAGAAAGCGGCTTAGTGACGCCAGTCACGCCAGTTAAACCTTTGTTTGAAATTGAAGTATGCCAGCCGTATTCTTTGTCTTGATATGCACGCATTGCAGCTGCACGAACAACGGCATAATCCACTTCGGTTTGCTTGGTGTTTGGGTTAAACGACAAGAAATCACCGAAAATCAGCATTAATTCACGTTGTGAGAAATTGCGACCGTATGTCACTGCTTCTTCTTTGGTTTTTGCTGTTCCGCAAGAGGCATACACAAAGCCATTGAGTTTTTTCGCTACGCTTAACAATTCAGTGGTCACATCTTGGCTGTCATATTTCGGGATACAGAAAATACGAGGTTTGACACCACAAACTGCAGCAGACACGAGGAACGCTTTTAAGCCAGTGTAATTGCCTTCGTTATCGACTGAACCGATCACATTGGCTTTCATGGTGCTTTCATCATCGTTTTCTTCTACACGAATGACGACAACTTTACAATTCACAATGTCCGTAATGCCATCTAGCGCACGAGATAGCGTGCCTTTTTTACCTGCTTTGGCTTGCATTTCGGCGGTGATGCCAGTTAAAAGCGTAGGTTTGTTGAGTGGGAAAACCGATGCATCTGCATCTGGTGCGGTTGCCACTAAACCGATAACTGCAGTGGATGATGTAGTGAGTGTTCGTAAGGCTTCGGAAATTTCCGTTACCTTGACCCCATGGAGATATTCATCTGTCATAATGTTAGCCCTGTTGTTGAGATAGGGCTATTTTGTAAGGATTTAAAAGCTAGTGGTAGCGACTGGCGTTGTGGTATTTAAACTAACAAAGGGCGGTTAGGTAGAGTCGGACGGATGAAAACGGCGGAATCCCCCGCCGTTTGTCTATTTTTGAAAGATTGCCGCTAGTTGATTCGGACTAAACCGCCAGCCATTTTCCCCACCGCAAATCGCATTAAAGCACCACTCACTGCAAAAGTATTTTGAGCGTTTTTGTTTGATGCCAAGTACGATTCCTAGTGCGCCCCACCAGTCGTATTTACAGCCCGAAGTGCGGTCAAAATAGGCTTTGATTTGTGCTTCGGTTACACCGTCGAGCGGAATTAAATCCCATTTTTCTCTATCATAAACATCAATTTGCTTGCAACGTACACCGCCGTCTTGCACTGATGATGAGTAACAATCCCATACGGTGTGATGTTCGTAATGATGCCCATTGGTAAACTCAATGCGTTGCACGGCAATTTCGCAGTGTGAATAACCGCCTTTCGTGAAAAATCGAGTAATGCGGTCGGCGATTGCTTTAACTGGCTCTTTGCACCAGTCTCGTTTGTGCTTGTACATCGCCAAATAAACCTTAGCCATTTTGGTATGCCTCCATCAAGTTATCCATTTGTTTGATAATGTCATCATGGATTGATTGCATTTGCTCAATCGTGAGATTAGGAGCTTTGAGCTCATACTTACGCATACGTTGGTTGGCAAGCTCCATTTGTAGTTTTTTCAAGCCTGCCGCCTGCGTCAAAATCAGGTTTGTGGCGGTCTTATTATCCAGTCTTGCGCGTTGCGCGAAATCTGAGATATAACGACTGCACTCGCCTTCATAATTTGCAGATTTATACGCTTCTGCGGCGGCTTGTCGTTCTCGATACTCACTCTCAAAACGTGTCCAAGTGCTGTAGATTGCGGCTGCTCGGTCATCAACATCATCCATTAATTTTTTGATTGTCTCAGGTGTGACCATGGGGGTTTTGTCGATAAAAATATATTGCCCATCTCTCAAGATAAGCTGTTTTTTGTCAAGAGCACTATCATCGGTTACATCCATCAAAACGTATTCCGTTTTATCCTCTGGCTCGGGGTAAATCTGATATTGGTTTAAATTTGATTTTAAAAAATATACTTTCATTTATCACTCCTTATCGAATATCAATGCGTTTTACAGTACGTTCTTCATTTTCGGAAATGGTTATTTTTCTACCGTCTTCAGTAACATACGCAGAGAATTTCTTTGTAACTACTTGTCTATAATTCTGATAGACGATTACTTCACGAACAGAAGACAATAAACCACTTGCATCTTGTGCACCTACCTCAAAACTGACTGTTTCATCGCTACCTTGATAATTAGATGTACCTGATACATGAAGAGTAAAAATTAACGTTTTGCCATAGCAACTCTCTGATATAGTAATTGACCCAGTACTCACGCTACCTTCCCAGACTTTTTTTAATGTGCCAATTTGAGATAAATTCTTTTGTGCCTGCAAAAATTGCTGATTTATATCAGCTTTTGCATTGTTGATTTCTCGCAAAGTTGATTGTTTATTTTCTTCTATTTTTTGTTCAACACTTTGCATATTTTGCGCAAGTGTACCCGCATCTAAAGCCCCAGCATTTTCAACAACACCGAATGCCTTCACCCAGAATTGCACGTCATCAAGGCTGTTAATGGCTTTGATGCATAATTTGAGGATTAATGATTTAGGGCGAGTTTCATTTCCACCTGTTGCCATTGGGCTATCTAATAGCGGATGCATAAATCCATTATCACTGAGATTATCATCAGTTGTAGTTGAAGTGCGTAATCGTGAATCTATAACTGTTTTCGTTTTGTCATAAAAAATATTACTATCACTTGAATTAACCCAGTGTGTTCTCACTTTGTGAACGTGCTTTTTAATCTCGTCACTTTGCGTTTCACCAACCGATAAATTGTTTGATGCATTTCTAATAAATCGGTCTTCAGCTAATGGCACATTTGAAATAGAACCATATTTACCGACTAAGTGACGATATAACTCGGGGTAATTTTGCTGTGTAACGGTTGTTCTGATTGAATCAAAGGCAATCCAGCCTGCAGGAATGTTATCCACGGCAAAATAAGCCGTCATGCCTGTGTCGCTACGAGTTAAATCAGGAAGTTGGTTGCTGTCGCCCAAAGTGCGGTATAAATCGGGAAAGGTTTGTTGGTTAAATGTCGTGCCATCGGCTTTTAAAAAACCAACGGGATTAGTTACCGCACGAGGAAATGACACCACCGCACCAATAGGCACGCCGTCGCCGCCTGTCTCTTTCCATTCTGACCAATTTGAGCCATTAAAAAAGCGTGTTTTGATTTTGTTATCATTTGCTTTACGTGCAATTTGACGCACCGCATTTGTTGCCCCACCGCTAACTACTTCAATATGCCATGCCCCATTTTCGGGTAGATTTTGACCGCTTGCTAAGTAATAATTGCCATCGGTTTTATAGCCATTGGCATCGCCCTGCCCTTGTTCTACTTTAAAATTCCCAATACCATAGCCTGCAAGTGTATTAGGCTTGCCTTCAATATCCGTATTAAATTGGGGTTTTGCCCCAGCGTGGTAGATTTTTTGATTGTTATATGACAATTCCCCATTTGCCCGAATACGAATGGTGCCGATAGGTCGGTTACTTTTTTTATACTCTATCCAGCCGTCGCCATCATTCGCCCCCATATTTAAGAGGTGATTAGCATTTGCATAAGTTTGCGAATCAGCCACCCCAATGCCACGAAACCCAATGATTTTAGATTCAAAACTTTTGGTACCTTGAATCGATTCATTGCCCCTTAATCCCACTTTGCTCTCTGCGGTAGTTTTAGCTTCTACTGCTTTGTCATAGGCGGTTTTGGCTGCTTTACTTGTCGCTACGTTATCTTCGCTTTCGCTATTTACTGCAGAGGATTTTTTGCTGTTTTCGATGTAATTTTGCGAGACATTTAAATGTAATTGTGCAATTTTCTGATCAAGTTTTTTCCCTGCTTTTGCAGTGAGTGCAAGAGATTCACTTTCAAGCCCCGTGTCATTGGTAAGTTGGACGATACCTTGTTGTGTGGTGCTGGCCTTGGCTATTTCGTGGCTGTGTCCGCTTTCATCAAATCCATTTTGCGTTGTGGCAGTAATGATTTTGGGTGCCATTTGTTGGCGAGTCACAAAAATTACACTGTTATCAATGGATAAGGTCACTGCACTAGAGGATTCTACTTTTAAAATCATCCGTAGCACTTGGACTTTACCACTGCCACTATTTTCTGCAGGTTTAAAACTTTCAGGGCAGTTTGCATAGGCAATCAGTTTGTTTTGTGCGTCAAATACGCCCATTTCTCGGATATAAAAACCGCCGATATTTTCAGGGATGGTTAATTCAACGATGACTTGTTTATTGTTGCGAGGGTCGAGAGAGACGGCACTGACTGGTGCAATGTGCGTTTGATGTACGAGAGCTGTTGCGCTCGCCGTTGGTGTGACCGCTTTCCCATTACCATCACCCACTGCAAATTGGGTGAGCTGTAACGGTTGCCCTTGGCTTAATGCGTGAGCGATAGCCCGTGTTCCGTAGTCGGTTAAGATTGCAAAATATTGTGATGCCATAAATATTCCTATTGTGGATATACCGTGATGATTTCGCCCCATTGCTGACCAACAAAGGCACGAAGTGACCCTGTTGGTGAGAGGGCGATAGCGAGCTGATTGAGATGTCTTGAGACGGGTTTAACATCATTAATCAGTCGCACTAGTTCGTTATAGGTTTGTTCATTCAAGCCACTTTCAGACACTTCTACGGTTAGGCTAAATGTTCCTGGTGTGCCTTGCGGATTTGTTTGAAACCATTCTTTCAGTTCAATAAGATAGCCTATTGGCTCAACCACACGTTTTACTGCACCAATCGTGCCTTTGTGTTTGTGTACAAAATAAGACTGTTTAATCGCAATGCGTTTAACTTCTTCTGTCCAGTTTTCATCCCATTTATCCACTGAAAACGCCCAAGCTAAATAAGGCAGTAATTCAGTGGGACAGCGTTCAGGGTTGATTAAATCTGCAATAATAATAGGATTTTCTACCGCACTTTTTAGAATTTCAGCCGCACGTTTTTCTAATGGGGTTGAGCCTATCGGCAGTAAATGATTAGTAATCCTCACTTGTCACGATCTCCAAATTAATTGCCGTACAGTAGGCTGATTTTGAGCTTGGTAACACAATGTCGGCGGTAGGCGAGATAAGCTCTACCCGTTGTACACCTTCCAAGTGTAATGCGGCATAAATACCCGATAGGCTAATATCTCGCCCTAAACGGTGTTTTTCTTCGGTGTAAGCGGTCAATTTTTTTAATGCAGCCGCTTTGATTGGTTCGTATTCAGGACCACGATAAAGATGTAATTTGGCGCGGATTTCGTAAGATTGGATCACCGCACTTTGGACAATAACGCGGTCGCCAATAGGGCGAATGTCATCATCATTAAGTTTGGCTCTAACTACATTTAAAAGGCTTTCCTCTGCCTCGCCTTGTCCATTGCGACTTAAAATTGTCACGGTGACATTGGCTGGCTGTGGTGATACCACCGATACATCTGCAACATCAGGGTGTGCAGAGAGTGCGTGGAAGATATAAGCAGAGCGAGGACCCGCCACAGAAAGCCCCTCAAAGGCTAATTGCGTACGCAATCTCAGTGAGGTGTCATCTTCTAAAATTTCGGGGATTTTAGGCGTAACATTATTATTCGCCTCTTGAATGACTTGTCTTTTTACATTGTAATTGGCAGCAATCACATCTAAATCTGAACCGCTGGCATAGGCTAACATTGTGGCTTTTGCCGCATTATTGATACGGTTTCTTTCCATTAGCTGTAAGTAAACCACTTCTTGTAATAATTTCGTGATTGGCTCACTTTCTAAACTTAATCGTGCTTGCCAAAATGCCCTTTCATCTTGTGGGAAAAGTGCGATAAATTCCGCTTTTCTGTCTGCGAGCAAACTTTCAAAATCTAAATCTTCTAGCACTTTCGGTGCATCTAGTTTTGATAAATCCACTAATTCGCTCATTGTTTATGTCCTAAAAATAGTTTTTCGTTGTGCATTTCTTGGTTATCTTTACGACTGCGTGCAACATAACTTGCCACAATGCCACCTTCAACCAATTCAGGTTTAAATTGTGTGATCTGTACTCGAGGTTCCCAACGATTAATCGCTGTAACAGCACAAGCCGCCAGTTGTAATAACAATGTGTGGCTAATGGGGCGGTCTATTAGCAGGGGAATTAAACTGCCATATTCACGCCGCTGAATACGTGAACCAACAGGCGTTAGCAAAATATCGGCAATGGATTGTTTAATGTGATCGCTTTCGTTTTTTAATGTTTCGCCAGTGTATCGATTCATACTATGCCTTTGCGTTAGAGGTTCGTTGGCCATCGCCTTGTTCAAGGTGAACGTGGTTTTGTAAACTAATTGAGCCACCTTTAATATCACCGCTTGCGGTCACGCTGCCTTGCGTGCTGATATTGCCTTTTGTGGTGCTTGTGCCTGTGGTTGATAAAGAGCCGTCAATATTCACATTGCCTTTGATATTGATTGTGGGGCAGTCAATATCAATTTGATTCGCGGCAGTAATACTGGCAGTTTTGATGCCTGTCACAACCAATGCGCCACTTGATTGGTTGTAAGTGATTTTGGCACCGTCAGCAAATTCAATGACGTGTTCATCGGGCGATTGGCTTGGGCTATTTTGTGTGTAAAGCCCAACTAATATGCAGGCAGTAGTAAATTCACCGCTAACGGATAACATCACACATTGTTCGCCCACCGTCGGCGGCGACCAAGTTTTAGTTGTACCCGCTCGAAATGTAACGAAGGGTAAAAAATCCGTCAGAATGTCACCGCTCTTTACGCGAGCGCGTGCAGTGGCGTGATTCACTTCAGCGATTACCCCAAAGCGGATAATGTTGTCTAGTTTTCGTTGTAATTCAGCAGACATAGGCATTCACAGTTAAAGAAAATGCCTTATTGTTGGCAATATTGTGCGGTGTGGCGAGTGTGGGAGTGTGTGGAATAGTAGGTAACAAAAAAGGGCTTTCGCCCTTTGATTATGCTCTGTCAATGATTGGGTTTGGAGTGTCCCATTCGCGTGGGAACGGTTCGTGTTGTGGAGAAAAAGCGATAATCACGATATGTTCATCTGATATTTTTTGATAATGAATTACAGGTCCTGATGTTTCTCCATTCAAATTTATTTTTAGCCCACTCATAGGACAATATCTAGATCCTTTATTGTAAGGGCCACAGTGATAATGCCATATTTCGTTTTGTTGATAAACCTCTGTATTTGGAATGTCATTGAGATTATCATCAAGCCAAGATGGTTTATTTTTACCTCTTAATAGTTTCCCTTGTTTAATGGATTGCATAAAATCAAAGATGAGCTGCAATTCTTCATCTGACATGGCTTGAATGTCTTTAAAAAAGGGCGTGTTTAAACGCCCTTCTTGAAATTGTTTCGATAACTCAATCTTCATTTGTTATCCTACATCATCACTGCTTTTTTAAAATCATCAAAAGAATGTGATGATTTGTAGGTGTACCCTGCATCTTCAGATTTGCGATAAAGGCGTGATAACACTACTTCATCTGATTGTTGCTTGTATTTTTCTGATTTCATCATATTGCAAAGCGTGTGCATTTTATTGCTGAATGATTGTAGCGTTGTTGATAATTCTGGAGTTTTATTATTGACCATAATATTGTTAGCTAGATCATCATATTTATTAATTTTGCTTTCTAGTCTCAGAACGTCACTTAAATCAATATAGCTTAATGATTCTGCCGTAATTGACGCAATAACAAAATCAGTGATAGCAGAAACAGCTTTCACCATATCAATAATCTTTTCTATGTCTTGTTGATTGATCGATTTATTTTCATCTGTTTGAACACTGAAAATATTGACTGTGTGTGTAGTGTGACGAACAGGATGTATCGCCAATGGCGCAATAAATAACGCAGACATTGCCACGGTTTTTAATTGCTTAAAAATTGGCGCAAAACTTTCAAAAATAGGATTTAATGATAGATTTGTCATAAGTCACCAAAGAATAAAAGTTTGCGAAGTTTACAACTTTTTGAAGAAATATAAAACTATTTTCTACAATGTGCAACAAAAAAAGGGCTTTCGCCCTTTTATTATGCTCTGTCCCACATTGAACTTCTTGCTCTTGCTTGGCGTTGGTTTTCAATGCGTTGTATTTGTTTTGCCACTTGTTGTGCGATGGCTCGTTCGTCCATACCTTGTGCGGCATTGATGGTGATATTGATGCTCATTGGTTGGCTGGATTGTGCAATCATTGGACGAGCAGAAATGGGCGCACGAGTATCAACTTGCACAGGGGCGGCAGTTGCAACGCTGATACCTAAACCGCCCGCAATAAGTGCTTGTTTGCCGTAATTAAGGGCGTTGAGTGTATTGACGCCAAGGCGTGATGTGGCTTCTTTGGTCATCACGTATTCGCCACCGTGAACAATGCCCATTGGTTGATATTTGCCGCCATTGCCAGTGTAACCGCCAGACCAATTTTGACTTGGTAATTTTTTGCCATTTGAACCAAAGCCAGTGAAATCTTTAAATGATTCCCAAGCACTTCCTACCGTTTCTTTTGTTGATTGCCAAGCGTTGCTCGAAGTGTTTTTTGTGCTTTCCCATGCACTAGATACACTATTTTTAATTCCATCCCAACTTGGCATATTTTCAGAAATCCACTTAATACCATCCATTAATCGTGTTAATGGCGTCAGAATAAACTCAATCGCTTTCGCCATTCCATTTCCGAATTTTTTCCCTGCACTGGTTGCAGCTTCTAAATCTTCTTTAGTACTTTGTACTGGGGACAATAAATCAGTAAACCATTTCACCGCTTTTTCAATCCAGCCAACGACAACACCAAATGCGGTGCCAAGCGGTTGGAATTTTTCAAGGACGGGGGCGAGACCAGATTTTAAGCCATCCCAAAAACCGCCGAAAAAGGCTTTGATTGGTTGCCAGAATTTATAGATTAAGAGTCCCGCACCAATAAAAGCTGCGCCGCTAAGTGACAGAATATAAGGCAGAAGTTTTAGAGGGGAAAGTAGCCATCTTGAGATTGCACCGCTGACATCTATAACTTTTCCCATAAATTTAGGTAAAATAACATCCAATTTTGACAATCCAAGAACAAGCCTTGCGATTGGGTAGAACACAAAACTTGTTAAAAGACTCAATGCGCCGAGTGCCGTGACTGCACCTGCCATTGCCGTGCCCCATTTAACGATTTTTGCGGTTAATTCTGGATTTGCTTTTATCCATTCATTGACTTTTCGCACCATTTCAGTGATTGATTGAATACTGGCGCGCATATCGTCAGAAATAGTGTCATAAATAGCAATGCCGACAGCCTCACGGGCTGATTCAAGGTTTTTAATGTCACCGAGTAAGTTATCTGCCATTGTTTGTGCAACTTGTTCGGCTCGACCCGCAGAATTTTTTAATTTATCTGTAAATTCCTGAATACCATTTACGCCCGCTTGTTTGACTAATTCAACCATTGCCGTTGCGGCTTCAGTACCAAAAATGGCTTTGTAATATGCCATTCTGTCACCGGTTCCCATTTTGGCGGTTTTACGCTCCACATCCATCAAAATATCAGTTAAAGCGCGCATATTTCCACGATTATCTTTGGCGGAAACACCTAGACTTTTCAATGCTTTTGCGGCTTGTTTAGGTGGTGCGGCAAGTCTTAACATCGCAGAACGCAACGATGTACCGGCTTGAGTGCCTTTAATCCCTACGTTACCTAACAACCCTACCATTGCTGACATCGTTTCGAAATCTTGACCTGTTGCCGTGGCAATTGGACCTAAATATTTCATTGTGTCGCCCAAACCTTCTAAAGTCGTGTTGGAACCACTAAATGTTGCAGTAAGCACATCTGCTACACGCCCCATTTCATCGGCAGGGATTTTAAAGCCAGAAGAAATATCTGACGAAATATCGGATACGCGCCCCATTTCAATACCTGCGGCTTTTGTCATTGCTAAAATAGCAGGCATTGATTTTTCGATTTGGTCTGCATTGAATCCCGCCATTGCCAAATAACCTTGACCTTGTGCGACTTCTCCTGATGTAAAGGATGTTGTTGCACCGAGATGAATCCCTTGTTTACGTAGTCGAGCAAGTTGTTCCGCTTGCTTTGGATCAGTTTTATTTAACCCAGTTAGGGCTTGCACCTTAGAAAAATCTTGTTCAAAATCTAATGCAGGTTTGAGCATGACACCTGACAGCGCATTTGTCACTGTTCCTGCTATCATTGAACGCTGCCCGAATGTTCGTAACTGGTCGCTTTTATTTTTTAAATTATCCACGTTTTCGCGGTAAGATTTATATTTTGCTTGTCGCTGATGCAACTTTGCCATTGCTGCATTTTGTTTTTCGATTGCCGCCGTTGATTGTTTAATTTTTTGCTTTAGTTTTTCTTGGCTTTCCTTGAATTTTGACGTGTCAAATCCGCCTTGTCTTAGTGATTGGCGCAATTCGTTCAGTTTTTTCCGCTGATGTTCTTGTGCTTGCGCTAATCGGTGTGCTGATTTATGTGCGGATTCGACTTGTCTTTTTAATGCTGCTGTCGGTGCGGCAGTATTTTTTAATTGTTCGGCTAATTTCTTCGCTTTTTCTCGCGCTTCTACAAGTTTTTGATTGTTTTGTTGTAGTGCGTTTTCTAATCGTTTAAATGAATTAGCGGTTTTTTCTTGCTGTTGTAATTTATTCAGCTCGGTTGTTGTGTTTTTTACTTTTTTCTGCAAAGAATCAAGCTGTTTTTGTACGCTTTTTAATGGCGTGGTAAGCCTATCTACTGCATCTAAAACAAATTTCAACTCTAAACTTTTCATATTTTCTCGCTTTTTCTTGACTTTTAAGAAAGAAAGATTAAATAATGTACTAAAACAAAGGGGGCTATATGATCACAATTCTTTTTCTGCTCATCTTCGCTTTTGGTGCGCTTGGGCTTGCTGTCGGTTTCGGTTTGATTGCATTGCCTTGGTTAGTTTCTGGCATTATTGCCGCGCCTGTTCTGTTTCTTTATATGTTGATGATGGGGTCGGTGCTTTGGCTTGCTGAAATCAACTTTTTCCTTGGTGTTGCAGCACTTGCAGTGTATTGCTATTGGATTCACATTATTCGCAAGCACATCAAATTAAAATCACAATCTAAAGACTTAATTGTTCAATAATTAAGTTTTCAATCAACTCCACATCACTTTCCGAAAAGCCCAGTAATTCACGCTGGGCATATTGCACTTTGAAATCTTTATTTTTAGATGGACTAGAATGTAAGCCGTATTGATGCACTGCAGCAATGGCAGCGCTTGAACCATTAAAACCCACTGAAACTTCGTTCCCATTTGACCGCACTTTTAAATGACGGGCGGTGCGAAGTTTAGCAAACATCGCTTTTCGTTTAATTCGCCCTTTCTTTTTTCCAAATTCTTTACGTGGTTTTCTTGGCTCAAAGGCGGTACCGTCGGGGTTTTGTTGGCGTGCAATTCGGTTCGATTGGCTTTTGCGTAAGGCTTTCCCGATTTTTCGCCCAAGCTGTCTGCGCGCCTGTGGAGAAAGATTGGCAATAAGTGCAGTCAATTTTGCCTGAATTTCTTCGACTGTAGCCATTAGACTGTATCCCCCTCAAAAATTGGCGAATCCCAGTTTTCCAAATAGACTTTTACGTGAGTTGGTTCATCCCATACGGGTTCTTTTGCGTAATGGATCTGCACGTTATTACCGTCTTTTTTCGACACGACACGTTCAGTAAGTTGGATTTCGAAGCTAATATCTGCAGTGTTGTTATTGTTGTAATCCACCTGGAATTTAAATGCATTCTCTCGAATTTGTGGATTTTCTAATATTTCAGGTTGATTTGTGCGGAGGTAAGCCATCATTGGCACAATCAAGGTGGCAATATCGCCTGCATAATCAGTCACCACGACATTGAGTGTGTAACGATATTCAAAACTAAATGATGCGGCACCCGTTGCGACGATTTGCCCACCGTCCACATAAAGTTGTAGATGGTCGGGATTTTTTACAAAATCGGGATGGCTTTGCTCAAGGATTTTACGCAGTTGGTTGGGTTTTTTCATTTTCGAAAATTCCGTTGTTGCATTTCAAATCTTTGTTGGCAAGTCACGCAACGTGTTACGCCTTGAATCATTTGTCTGCGCTTTTCTGGGATGGGGGCATCACAATCTTCACAATAAAGGCGACTTACTGCTTTAAAAGTGCGGTGTTTTTTGAGGGCGATTTCACGTTGCATTTCTTCAAGCTGTTGTGCTCGGTCGAATTGATCTGTCATGGCTGTTCCTTTTTGTTAAATTCATCCATGCATTTTTTTAAACTTGAGTTCTCGATAATGCACAAATCAAGGTGGTGCTGTGTCTGTAAATAGGCTTCGGCTAATTCGCCATTGGTGCGAATTTGTGGCGAATACGCACTGCACTCTGTGGTTTGTGGACAAAGAATCGGTGATTTAATAACTTCCTGCTGAGTTGAGCACGCGTTTAACATCATCAGGCAAAGGGCGGTCAGCCCAATCTTGGTTTGATTTAAGTACATTTTTTAAATCCTGTGTTTGTTGATTTTGGTTTGCTTTGAGGTTGTTTACGGCTTGGATTAGCTGTGCTTGCTGTTCGGCAAAATTTTGAACGCTATGATTTAACTCAATGTAAGCGTTTTGCCATTTCAGTTTTAGCTGTTCTTCTTTGAGCATTTCTTTTCGCCAATAATTAGCCTTAAATCCCAGAAAAACAATGAGGAGTACAAGCAGTATTGGCCCGATAAGGAAAATGCCTCGTTCTTTGGCGGTTAAGAAATTAAACATAGGTTTTTCTCCTTTTGACGGCGTTCAATTAATCCTTTTAGCGGTTTTCCTGCTGCATAAATCCAACGTTCGAATTGACCGCACATGGCTTTGCTGTAGCCTTGGCGTGCCATTTTAAAAAGTGAGCTATTTTTTAATTTGCCGCATCCTACGTTAAAGGTGATGGAGACGAGGGCATCAAATGCACCTTGTGGCATGGTTTTCCCGTTGGCATATTGATTAACGCATTTTTCTGATTGTTTAATGCCTTTTACGTATAATTCGGCAATTTCTTGCAAGGTGTAAATTTTATTGCGGTCAATTTTTTCAACGGCATCGGTTATGCCTATGCCGACTGTTAAAACATCGGCAGGGCATTGATAGGGCTTTTTCATACAACCTTCTGCATTGCCAATCAGTAACAAGCCTTTTTCGGATGTTCGAATTTCATTTCCATGAGAGGCAATCACAAGTCCAACAACGGCGGATATGGCGCAGATGTATTTGGCGGAACGTTTAATCATGATGATGGATCCGTTGTTTGAGTTCTTTTTCTTTTAATTCAAAATCTTTTTTCTTGTAATACCAATTTACAAGAAAGGTGGCGACACCAATCACAATACCTGTAATCGATGCGACATCAGCCCAATTTACATTTGAGAACATATCGGCAATGCGTCCAATTAAGAAGGCGAATATTCCTGATGTGTAAGATGCTTTTGATGGTGCGTCGTGCATATCAGCTCCAAAGTTGAATTGTGTCATTTGCTACACTGATTTTTTCTGTATCGGCATCTGGCAATATGACAGGGGTACCAATGGGAATAATGGGCTTATCCATTAAATGCGGATTGAGTTCGCATGTTATTTCGAGCAAGCCTTCACTTCGTCCAAAATGTCGATAAAGAATGGCATCTAAATTGTCATTTTGTTGTGCGTAAACTTGCATTAGATTAACTCCGCATCGACGCGTTTTCTGCCCAATATGTCGCTAATCGCAAAGCGAGCATCACGACGTAATTCATCAATGCTGTCTTTGAGTTGCGCCATTTTCTTTTCGCCATCGTTAGTGCTGTCATAGCTTGCATAGCGTTCATAAAGGTTTGCCAGTGCCAAGCAACTTACCGCACGTTTATAGCGATAAATCAGTACGCTTTCGCCATTGATTGATGGGGCGATGATTTGTTCTAAACTGTCACGTTTGCTTTGCGTTTTAAACGTGGAGAGTTCGGCATTGACACTTGCCATGCCCTCAATTAAGGCATCTTGTAAACGTTGTGTAGTAATGGTGCCGTCTGCACGGTATTGATTACGAAATTGGGAAAGTGACATATCGGGGAAGAAACCATCATTACTGATAATGTCATCTGACGTATCGTAATCATTTAACTGTTGCTGCACTTCGCCCATTTCATAATCAGGGGCCAGTTTGACTGATATTGCGCCGTCGCTCATTGATTTACCCTTATAAAAAAAGTCGGGTGAGGATTAAATTAAGCACGGCCAATAAATCCGTCAGAATTTGACCGCACTTTTAATCCGCCCGACGGCTGCGTGGTTTGCTCGGTTTATATTCTTTCTTGTTTGTGCAAGAAAGAACCAAAGAACACACCCCGATTAAATCGCTTTTCTGCCCTTTGTTGTCATTTTCTTAACGGAAAATTTTTAACTCGCTACGCTCAAACAAGAAAAATTTTCCTAAAAATGCCAAGTCGGTCAGGCGATTTAGACGGGGCATTAAAACAACATCAACATTCAGTCGCTGATAATTGTTTTTTTAGTTTCTTGATGTCGCCTTTCACGCCAATTTTTTGATCTAAACCCAAAGCACGTTCTAAATATGCCAGTGCTTGCTCAGGGTGTTTTTCAACCAATAACAAACCCAATTCACGCAATAATCGCGCTCGGCTTTCATCTGGGCATATCGCAATCGGCGGTGATGCGTTGGACTTGCTCTAAGTAAGCCACTTCGAACGGTTTATTGGCAGCTTGTGCGGCTTTGGCTTGGTCGGCAAATTCTTCTGCTAACAAGGTGCCAAGTGTTCGAGTGAATGGCTCGGGCAAGCGTAAATCATGAAATACGGCATAATCGGCAATTTGTAAGGCGAGATGATATTCGCCACAGTCAATCGCCCACACGCACCATGTCATCAAGACATTATCTTGTTTACCACTTCCGACCGATAACGCCCCTTCAATCCATGGTAGATAGTCAGGCAAAATTTGCTTTTTAAATGCGCCTTTGCGTTCCGTCGATTGGATGTTTTTCAAATCCTTTCGATGGCGAGCAAGAATACGGCACATTTTTTCATATTCCGTAAAGTCGCTTAGATCTTCGGTTTCTGCCGCATTAGCGATAGCGGCAGAAACTTCCAGAAAGTGGCGTTTAGTTGGGCGCATAATTGATTCCGTTATGCAGCCACTGGCGAAATAGGCGTAGGTGCTTCAAGAATGGTGATATTTTTCGCCATGGCGACTGCCTCGTAGTTTTCCACAACATAGGCTTCGTTTGACGATAAATAATCTTCCACACGATTGCGTTCTGGTACATCTTTTAAGTGACGACGTACTTTGCCTTCCTGCACGTAGATTGACAAGTTATCAAGCGATGTGACTAACACTGTGCCTTTCGGGAAGAATGGGACAGATACGGCTTGTAACCCACCCACACGTTTTTGGCTAATGACGGTATCGCCTGCCAAAATTTCGCTTGGTTTTTCTTGGTTGATTAATGGGAAGTATTTATCGGCTAATAAGTCGCTACCCATAATTGCAACCAGTTTTGTATCGTCACGGTATTGCGCTGGAATGAAATCTTCTTTTAATGCAAAGACAAGGGCATCAAGATTTTTATAGGTTTTACCTGCGCCGATTTCGATTTTGCCACTGCTTTCTTCAATTTCTTTTAACACACGGGCTTTGGCTTTATCTTCGATTTGGACTAACCAACCCTTATTCACATCTTGCAATAATGGATTTGAGGTACGGTTTGTGGTTGTTGCTGCACTTGTGCCATTCCAACCGATCATGATACGGTCTAATGCAATGCGTTCTGCTTTGAGTTTGCCCACACGTGCGGCAAAATCAGGGAATTTCGCCCAACTGTCTAAGGTTGGATAATTTAAATGTGTGTCAAAGTTGGTTTGTTCGCAAGAATAGGTGTTTTCTTGCAAGCTGTGAATATCAGTGGTTTCACGTGCTTTGGTGTTGGTGTCGGTGCGACTTGCCACTGGTGAAAGCACACCTAAACGCAATGCAGAACCTTTCATTTCTTGCACCATCACTACATTGATGCGTTTCAAGAAATCAGAACTTTCAAGCACAGCATTTTCTAATTTTTGTTGAATAGTTGGCTCAACGGTAAACTGACCACCATTTGCGATAAAAGCAACATCTTCGCCGTTATCTTGTGCAACACCAGCAAGGTAAGTATTAAATTTTTGTTTGGTAAATTTATTCATTGGTTTTTTCCTAAGATAAATTAAAAGAAGCGGCCGTCAGTTTCAGGTTGTTCACCGTAAACTAAAGGGCGAGGATTTTCGGGTTCAACAGGCTTTTGGAGTTCTGCGAACGTTGCTTGGATTTCTGCATTACTTGCTTTCATTTCTTCGATTTCGGCTTTTTGTTTGGCTAAATCGTCAGAAAGTGCGGTTAATTTTTCCAATGTTTCTTTGGTTTGTTCCGCTAAAAGCTCAATGGCTTGCGTTTGGTCGGCAAAGCGTTCATTGTCGGTTTTTTCTTTGTCGGCAAATAATGCGCGGATTTTGGCAAAGACAGACAGCCCTTTTTCTTTCACTTCTTCAAACTCTAATTCGGTTTCAATTGCGGCAGTGAAAAGGTTTTCGGCTTTTTCTTTGCGGTTGTTGAGAGGATTTGCGCTTGCACCGGCAGAAAATACCAACATTTCTGTGCCAAGACTTGCAGGATTGTCCGTTACAGCCAAACCGACTAAATAGGCTTCACCTGTGTCGGCAAAATTCGGATCGCACTCAATAGAGGTGTAGATTTTTTGACGGTCTTTATTGAGTTTGATTAAATCGTCCGTTGGGTCGATTTGAGCCAGTAACTGCAATTTACCTTCAGCATTTTCTTCCGTTTTTAAACCAACCACATCACCATAGCATTTTGAGTGCGGATCATCGTTCCACATATAACGCCATTTAATGTGTTCAAGATTAACGCGTGCACCGTATTTTTTAGGGTCATAATTTGCCGCCATTTGTTCAATCCAAGTGCGATTGATTGTGCGACCGTCTGTAGTTGCCCCTTCCGTTGCGACTACAAACCATTTTGAAGTTTTTGCCATTGCTTATCCTTTGTTTGGTTTGATTCAAAGATTGCCATTATTCTGAAAGGTTTAATTTTTGCGGTCTATGAGTTGCCTTTGTTGTATGCCGATTCACAGAGCAAGCGGAAAGACTAACATTCGCCCCCTTTCTATTATGCGGTTGTAAATAGAAAGGATTAGGAATGGACGAACAAGTTATTAATCAACCTTCACTCGAAGTGACGGCGGAAATCAAACGTAAAGCACAGCAGATGTATTTTAGTGGTTATAAAATCGCTGAAATATCTCGCCAGCTTGATATTCCTGCATCAACGATTGCCAGTTGGAAAGACAGAGAAAAGTGGGACGATATTGCGCCTGTTGGTCGGGTTGAATTGGCATTAGAGACAAGATTGAATTTGCTGATTGCGAAAGAAGAAAAGAGCGGTTCAGATTACAAAGAAATTGATTTGCTCGGTCGCCAAATGGAAAGAATGGCGAGAGTGAAAAAGTATTCTTTTGGTGACGGTAATGAAGTAGATTTAAACCCGAAACTGGCGAACCGCAACAAGGGCGAACGGAAGAAAGCCGAACCCAATGCCATTGATCAGGAACAAGAGGAATTGCTGATAAATGGCTTTCTTGATGGGATGTTTAATTATCAACGTATTTGGCACAAGGCGAAAGAACACCGCATCAGAAATATTTTGAAAAGCCGACAAATCGGGGCGACTTACTATTTTGCCCATGAAGCCTTTATTGATGCTTTGACGACGGGGCACAATCAGATTTTCTTATCAGCCAGTAAAAAACAAGCCTTACAGTTTCGCTCGTACATTGTGAATTACGCCAAGCAAACGGCAGATGTAGATTTAAAAGGCGAAACCATCAAATTGCCAAATGGGGCAGAATTGATTTTCCTTGGCACGAACTCCGCTACGGCTCAATCCTACCACGGCAATTTGTATTTCGATGAAGTGTTTTGGGTGCCTAAATTTGATGTGATGCGAAAAGTGGCATCAGGTATGGCAGCACAAAAAATGTATCGCCAAACTTATTTTTCCACGCCGACCACAATTGCACATCCCGCTTATGCGTTTTTTTCTGGAAAAGCATTTAATAAAAATCGGGCCAAGGCGGACAAAGTTGAAATTGACATTTCTCACGAGAATTTAAGAATCGGAAAACTTTGTGCTGACCGCCAATGGAAGCAGATTGTTACCATTAATGATGCGATGGAAGGTGGGTGCAACCTATTCAATATTGATGACCTGATTGCAGAAAACAGCAAAGAAGAATTTGAACAGTTGTTTTTATGCCAGTTTGCAGATGATAACACGTCGGCGTTTAAATTTGCCGACTTGCAACTTTGCCAAGTGGACAGCTTGGAAGAATGGCACGATTACAAGCCATTCTATCAACGCCCATTTGGTAATCGTGAAGTGTGGTTAGGTTATGACCCCGCCTTTACTGGCGACCGTGCAGCATTGGCGATCATCGCTCCGCCTAAAGTGGAAGGCGGTGATTATCGTGTTTTGCATTGGCAAACATTTCACGGCATGGATTATGAAGCACAAGCGAGCAGAATTAAAAGTTTCTGTGATGATTACAATGTCACCCGTATTGTGATTGATAAAACGGGGATGGGTTCTGGCGTATTCCAAGAAGTTAAAAAATTCTATCCAATGGCAATCGGTCTTGATTACAACGCCGATTTAAAAAATGAGATGGTATTAAAAACGCAAAACTTAATTCAGAAACGCCGCCTTAAATTTGATGGTAACGAAATCATCACCAGTTTTATGACAGTCAAAAAACGTATTACCGGAACAGGGAAGATTACTTATGTTTCTGACCGTTCAGAAGATGCAAGCCATGGCGACTTATCATGGGCAATTATGAACTGCATTTTAAATGTGCCTTATGGTTTAGGCGGCGATGTATCAAGTAACCAATCAACCATTTTCACTTTTGAATAGGATTACCAAATGAGCAAAAAATCAAAAAAATCAACCGCACTTTCTACGGGGAATCAAGCACAGGCGTTCAGCTTTGGGGAACCTATTCCCGTGCTTGACCGTGCAGAAGTATTGAATTATTTCGAAAGCGTGTTGATGTATGAGAAATATTACAACCCGCCAATTAATTTAAGTTATCTTGCCAAAGCCTTAAATGCATCTGCACATCATAACAGTGCGATCACGGTGAAGAAAAATATTTTGCTTTCTACCTGTAAAACGACCGCACTTTTACCACGCACGCAGTTAGAAAAACTGGTGCAAGATTACTTAGTATTCGGTAATGCTTACCTTGAAAAAGTTGAAAACATATTCGGGAAAGTGATTGCGTTAAAATCGCCCCTTGCAAAATATATCCGCGTTGGCGTGAAGAAAGGCATTTTTTATCAGATTGTGAATGGCTTTGACGAATACGAATTCCCGAAAGATGCGGTGTTTAATCTGATCAACCCTGATGTAAATCAAGAGATTTATGGCGTGCCGGAATATCTCGCGGCTTTACAATCAGCTTTCTTGAATGAAAGTGCAACGTTATTTCGCCGCAAATATTATTTGAACGGCGCACATGCGGGGTCAATTATTTACATGACCGACCCGACACAAAACAAAGACGACATTGAAGCGATCAAAACACAAATCAGACAAACAAAAGGCACTGGCAACTTTAAAAATTTATTTGTGTATATTCCAGACGGAAAGAAAGATGGGATGCAAGTTATTCCATTGTCTGATGCTATCGCCAAAGATGATTTCTTAAACATTAAGAATACAAGCCGTGATGATGTGTTAGCCGCGCACCGTGTGCCACCGCAACTGATGGGAATTGTTCCTAACAATACAGGCGGCTTTGGTGACGTTGAAAAGGCAACGCGAGTGTTTTTTATCAATGAGATAATCCCATTGCAAGAACGATTGAAAGAGATTAATAGTTGGGTAGGGGAAGAAGTGATCACGTTCTCCGATTACAAATTGCTAAATTAG